AAGGTCATCCAAGGCGGAACAAGTGCAGGCAAGACCCTCGCCATCCTTGCGGTTCTAATCGACATCGCAGCAAAGAACAAGACCGAGATTTCGGTAGTTTCCGAATCCATCCCCCACCTACGGAGGGGTGCAATCAAGGACTTTGCCAAGGTTATGCAATGGACGGGCCGATGGGTCGCAGACCGATGGAACAAGACCCTGCTGACCTACAACTTCGCCAACGGTTCAATCATCGAGTTCTTTTCGGCTGATTCCGAGGCAAGGCTCCGAGGGGCAAGGAGGCAGGTCGTTTACATCAACGAGGCGAACAACATCGACTTTGAATCTTACTACCAGTTGGCAATTCGTACCAGCGAGGCCATCTACATCGACTTCAACCCGACCCACGAATTTTGGGCGCATACGGAGGTCCTGCCCGAACAGGATGCAGAACTGATCATCCTTACCTACAACGACAACGAGGCCCTGCCTGATACCATCAAGAGGGACATTGAACTCAACCGAACCAAAGCCGAAACGAGTGCCTATTGGGCGAACTGGTGGAAGGTCTACGGCCTTGGTCAGGTCGGTACGCTTCAGGGTGCGATATACGAGGACTTCGAGGTCGTGGAGGGTATCGATGTCAGCAGGGCCAAATTCGTCGCCTTAGGGCTTGACTGGGGCTTTAGCAACGACCCTACGGCACTCGTAGCAATATACCGCCAAGGGGACTGCCTCTTGGTGCAAGAACTGCTCTACGCTACGGGCCTGACCAACCAAGACATCGCAGATAAACTGCGGTCGCTCGGCATCACCCGGGCTTGGGAAATCGTTGCCGATTCAGCCGAACCCAAGAGCATCGAAGAAATCTACCGACTTGGCTTTAACATCAAGCCAGCGGAGAAAGGCCCCGACTCGGTCAGGAATGGCATCGACATCCTAAAACGCTTCAAATTGCAGGTGACCAAGGATAGCACAAACCTGATTAAGGAACTGCGGTCCTACACTTGGGCGACCGACAAGGAAGGCAAGAACACGGGGGTTCCGATTGATTCGTTCAACCACGCCTGCGATGCGATGCGGTATGTGGCACTCAACAAGTTAAGGGTCAGTAACTCGGGGAAGTATGTTGTTGTGTAACTTTGCCCCATGAACACGGAACGCATCATCGACCTTCTAATCGAAATCGGGAAGACGCTTGCAGCCGTTTTCTTCATCATCACCCTTCTAACCCTCCTTTGGACCTTATGAAAGTCATCCACTACTACCACGTTTATTGCGGAGGGAATTGGCAGTTGATACTCAACCAGCACATGATGGCCGTGTGCAATTACGGCCTAATCAACGTCCTTGATGAGATTCGTGTCGGCATTGTCGGTCCACCAGAGCAACGCAAAGCGGTCAAGGAGGTGCTGGAGAACTCGATGGTTGCCGATAAGGTTAAGGTTGTAGTAACCCGAACCAACGCTTTTGAGCAAGCGACCCTGACCGAGATGTACCGGGCCTCGCAGGAAGAGGAAGCCGTGTACCTCTACGCCCATACGAAGGGGGCAAGCGACCCGTCCCTCATCAACCAACTTTGGAATCGCAGCATGACCTTCTTCAACGTAGTCGCTTGGGAACGCTGCCTGCAACTGCTCGAAGGAGTGGATGCGGTGGGATGTCATTGGATAACCAAGGAGCAGTTTCCCCATATGGCCGATGCCAACAACCCCGAAGGCTATCCCTACTTTGGAGGTACTTATTGGTGGGCGAAGTCGAGCCACATCAAAGAACTCGGTGAGCCGAAACGGGACCACCGCTGGCAAGCCGAACATTGGATTGGCAAGAAGCCTGACACAAAGGTCCACGATACCAACCCCGGATGGCCGGGTCCCGAAAAGTTTGTAATCACATTTTAACCATGAAAGACAAAGAATTAATCGCCATCCTCGACGAGTTAGACCTCAATGGTGCCGACTATGACGGAGGAACCGACAAAGCCAACGGCCATAACTACACAAGCACCTATGCCAAGTACTTGGCTGAAATGCGAGCCGATTCCATCAACTTCGTGGAGATAGGCGTGTGGCACGGAGGGTCTATGGCTATGTGGTGCAAGTATCTGCCCAAGGCCAAGTTCCTGTTCTACGACATTGCCAACCAAGTCAAGCCAAAGGCTGACAAGCACATTGACTGGACTCGTTCAAGGCTCCACATCGCATCGGCCTACACACCCGAATCCGTGCAGGTAGCAAGGGACTATTTTAAGAACGGTATTGACTTCCTGCTTGACGACGGCCCGCACACCTTAAGCTCTATGTTGCAGGTCGTCAGCCTGTATGCACCGTTGATGAACCAAGGCGGTGTCTTAATGATTGAAGATGTGCAGAGCAAGGATTGGTTCGTGAACCTGTCGGCCGTAGCACCGAGCAATTCAATCTTTGAGGCCATAGACCTTAGTGAATCGGGCCGATACGACGACCTTATTGCCGTTTACAAGTTCTAACGATGAACATCCCCGTAATCATCAACAACCGCAACCTACTGACATGGCCCAAGGCGATGGTCAGGGACTTGAGCAAGTGGGAGGGGATTGGGGACATCTACATCGTGGACAACGGTTCAACCTACGAACCCTTGCTGGAGTGGTACGCCACCAACCCCTGCAAGGTCGTAATGCTTGGCGAAAACTTGGGCCATCAAGCCCCATGGACTTCGGGATTGGTGCAGAAACTGGGAGAGCCGTTCTATGCGGTTACGGACCCGGACCTTGACCTGTACAAGACCAGCAAGCGGACGATTCCCATGTGCTTGGAGTGGTTGCAACAATTCCCCCAAGCAGGCAAGGTCGGCCTGTCGCTCCGATGGGATGACGTGCCTCCAAGGTCGTCGTACTATACCCACGTGAACAATTACGAAGCGACTCGTCAGCGTAATTCAAGGGTCATCATGGCAGCGAGAGTTGACGTGCCTATCGACACGACCTTTGCCGTTTACAATCGGCAGGAGTACTTCATCGGTGGGGTTTCGTTGCTTGAGTCAGCGAGGCACATTCCTTGGTATTACTCGGAGAAAGAACGCAAGGCTGACAAGGAGTTCAGCCAGTACCTTGCATCGGCATCGTCGGCATCTTCCTACAAAACCTTCCTGAAACTATGAAACTCCAAGACCTCACCATCGACCAGTTCCAACGCATCGGAGCCATTGAGTTCAGCAGCGTCCTTGGGGACTATGACAAGCGTGCAGGAGTCGTCGCAATCGTTGAGGGGGTCGATATATCACTCGTCCGAGAAATGCCCGCCAAGAGCGTCCTAAAGCGTTACAAGGCCATTATCAGCGAGTGGAACGCCTTACCTGCCTTGGGTTACAAGCGAAAGTTCAAAGCCGGGGGCAAGTGGTGGATTCCAACCGTGTTCACGGATGAACTTACCGCTGGGCAGTTGATAGAACTCATGGACATCAACACGACCGACGAGAAGCAGTTGTTGCAAAACCTGCATCGAATCATGGCGACCTTGTGCCGGGAGGGCGGTCTATTCGGATTCTTCCCGAAAAAGTACGACGGGGCTGCCCATGCGGAGCGAGCCGAACTGATGAAGAAACACGCCAAGGTGGGCGACGTTTGGGGCGTTGTCAGTTTTTTTTTGCTAAGTTCAGAATCCTACTTGAAAGTTTTGAGCGACTATTCCAAGCACCTGATGACGAAGGCCGAGGGGTTGACGTAAGCCCGCTTGCCGGCTACGGCTGGCTGATGGTCGTGTGGCGGATGGCCAACAAGGACGTTCTGAAATTCGATGCCATCTTTGCAATGAAGGCGGTGGAGTTCCTCAATTATGCCCTCCTGATTCACGATATTTTAGAGGCAGAACGGATGGAAGCGGAGCGAGCAAGGCGGAGATAGACACATTCCAGCACGGGGTACATTTACCCACATGGAGTTCAACGTCTTTGTCGGTGGGTCAGGAAAGAAACTGACCGACATCCAAAGGGAGGCCCTTGCCGACTTTGGTGTAGCCCTTGAAGACGGGGCCATTGAAAACAAGTCCCATGCTTTGGTAATCAAGTGGCTTGAGGGCGTTGTCAAACTTGCTAAGCAGAACCTCGCCAATTCCAAGGCGATTGCAAGCAATGCCCTTTCGCAGTCCATAACCGTTACCCCCATATCTCTGAATGACCAGTCCTTCGTTGTTGCTATTGAGGCAGCGGATTACTGGAAGTTCGTGGACCTCGGTGTCAAGGGTGCAAACTCAACCAAGCGTGCGCCTAACTCTCCCTTCCAGTACCGGGACAAGCGTCCGCCTATCCGCCCGATTCAGGAGTGGATTGCGTTCAAGGGGATTCCGTTGGAAGGCCGGGACAAGAAGGCAGCAAACAGGTCCTTTGCCATCAACATCGCCAACAAGATTCGGAGGGAAGGTCTGCGAGCGACCAACTTCATGAGCAATGCAGTATCCCCCGAAATGATAGAGGTCCTGACCGAAAATATCGCAGAGGTCCTCGGCAAATCCATAAGCGTAGCAACAACAAGATAAAATGGCAACAACCGTCCTATCAGGGTCGCCTCAAGCAGCAACCCCCGTTTACAACAAGATGCTCTTCAAGGTCAGCGGTTCGCTGACTGCACAACCAAACTACCGTTACGTCTGCGATGTCAAGAACCCAGCAGGGACGACCCTTGCACGGCTAAAGTGCGACAAGTTACCCTCCAGCAACTTCGGCTTCTTTGACGTTGCCAAAGTCGTTGAAACCTTGATTGCACCGACCAAGCCATCCTTGACCCAAACGGGATTCGTGGACCATGCTGGGTACTATGCTGGGTACCGATTGGACTTCATGGAGGAATACGGCAACACCCCAGTCGTTTACACGGGAACCGTTACCACCCTGTCGGGCCGTGTTGCCTTTGCTGGAAACTTGGAGCAGTTAGAACTTGCGACTTGGAGTGGTGGTCTGTACTTTCCAAGCGGTGTTATCGTCAACGATACGACCCGGATGCTGACAACCCCGACGACTCGCACGGTCTATGCGGACGGCTACGGATGGCTTTCCATCGGGCAGTTTAACTACGCAGTCGAGAAGGCTTACATCCAATACTGGAGCGCAACAGGAGCGACCTTTGCAAGGCAGTTCGATGTTTCTGCGTCGAGTGTATCGGGGTCCAATGTCGTCCGCTTCGGGGTCGGGCCAATGAACCTCAAAGCCCTCACGTCGGGACAATGCTCGGACGGCTTGGCAGGGTCAGTCAACTTCCAAGGCAATGCCGGGGACTTCTACGACGTTTACTTCCAAAAGGGGGCGAACATCACGATTCGTCAGAGGTACGTCATCGGGCAATGTCAGCGATTCAATTCCATCCCGGTACACTTCCAAAACAAGTACGGAGGTATTGACTCCTACACCTTCACGCTGAAAAACCGCAAGAGGGCCAACATCAGCAGGCAGACGTTCGGGTACAACTCGGACGTT